GTCCTTGCATATGCAACTCAATTATAAGCAAGCTATTGAAATTGCCGAAGAACAAGCTATAAACAATATTTTGGATGTTAATAATTATGATTTATTAAAAAAGAGATTAGATTATGATTTAGCTGTACTGGGTATAAGTTGTGTTAAAAATAGTTTTAATACTGCCGAGGGCATTAAATTAGAGTATGTTGATCCTTCTGATTTAATATATTCTTATACAGATTCCCCATATTTTGACGACTTATATTATATAGGCGAAGTTAGAAGAGTAAGTTTAATAGAATTAAAAAAGCAATTTCCAGAATTAACAAATGAGGATATTGAAGAAATTGAAGGAAAAGGAAATAGCTCATTATTATATAATCAAATTGGAGTAAATTCTTCTGATAAAAACTTTGTATATGTTCTATATTTTGAATACAAAACGTTTGAAAATCAAGTATATAAAATAAAAGAAACCACATCGGGCGCTGATAAAGCAATAAAAAAAGACGACGGGTTTAATCCGCCTAAGGATTCTAGAGCAAGATTTGAAAAAGTGAACAGGTCTATAGAGTGTCTATATGAGGGCGCAAAAATAGTTGGTCATGATAAATTATTAAAATGGCAAAAAGCTGTTAATATGACAAGACCTAAATCCGATATTACTAAGGTGCAGATGAGTTATAATATTGTTGCTCCTAGAATTTATAAAGGAAAAACCGAATCGTTAGTTAGCAGAATGACATCATTTGCAGATATGATTCAAATTACTCATTTAAAGCTTCAGCAAGTATTATCTCGCATGGTGCCTGACGGAGTTTATTTAGATGCTGACGGGCTAGCCGAGGTTGATTTAGGTAATGGAACTAATTATAACCCTCAGGAAGCATTAAATATGTATTTTCAAACTGGTTCTGTTATTGGTAGATCTATGACGCAAGACGGCGAATTCAATAACGGTAAGGTGCCTATACAAGAATTAAGGGCGGGTTCCGGTGGTTCTAAAATACAAAGCTTAATACAATCTTATAATTATTATTTGCAAATGATGCGAGATGTTACAGGATTAAATGAAGCAAGAGACGGAAGCACACCTGATAGAAATGCGCTAGTAGGTTTACAAAAATTAGCGGCTGCAAATTCGAACACAGCCACAAGGCATATATTACAAGCCGGGTTGTATTTAACATTAAAAACAGCAGAAGCAATTTCGCTTAGAATATCAGATGTTTTAGAATATTCTAATACTAGAAATTCTTTAGTACAAACTTTAGGTAAGTTTAATACAGGAACATTAGAAGAAATAAGAGAGCTACATTTACATGATTTTGGAATATTCCTCCAGTTAGCACCCGACGAAGAAGAAAAACAATTGCTAGAAAATAATATACAAATGGCCATATCCCAAAAGCAAATTGAATTAGAAGATGCTATCGATGTGCGTGAAATTAAAAATTTAAAGCTAGCCAACCAATTACTAAAATTAAGAAGAAAGCAAAAATTTGAAAGAGACAGACAAATGCAAATGGAAAACATCCAAGCGCAATCTCAAGCTAACGCTCAGTCAGCTCAAGCAGGAGCCGCTGCAGAAATACAAAAACAGCAAGGTATTGCAGAAAGCAAAGTTCAAATCGCACAAGCACAATCTCAATTTGACATTGCAAAACTCGAAAGAGAAGCGCAAATTAAAAAAGAATTAATGGAGTTTGAGTTTCAACTTAACATGAGACTTAAGGAGCAGGACAATCAGGTGATTAACAATAAAGAGAAGTATAAAGAAGATCGTAAAGACAAAAGAACAAAAATACAAGCTTCACAGCAAAGTGAACTTATAGACCAGAGAAAATCTGGAAAACCACCAAAAAACTTTGAATCTGCTGGATTTGATAACTTAGGTGGATTTGGATTAGAGCAATTTGATCCAAGATAAATTTTTAACAATTATATTTTATTATGTCAGAAAACATCAAAGTAGAAGCTTTAGACGTTGAAGAAAAGTCTATTGCCGAAAAAGAAGCAGAAGTACAAAAGCTATCAACCAACGAAGATGGCGATTACACTGTGGATTTAGGAAAAATTAACGAACCAAAAAAAGAAACAGATGCCATTCAAGAACAAAAAACAGAAGATGGCGTGTTACGCGGAAGCGGCGAAAATGAAAAAGATGGGGAAGACGCCGAAGTGGAACTGCAAGAAGTACGGCAAGAAAAAGTAGAGGAGCCTGTGCTTGAAGAAGTTATTGAAAAAGAAGCTGCGGAGCAACAAATTCCAATAACAGAAGAAAAACAACCTGAACAAGAAATTGAACAAGTTGAAGAAACAAAAGAGCCAGAATTAAACTTACCAGAAAATATAAAAGATTTGGTTAAGTTTATGGAGGAAACTGGCGGAACTCTTGAAGATTATGTTAGACTTAACGCTGACTATTCAAATGTAGATGAAAATACATTATTAAGAGAATATTATAAACAAACTAAGCCTCATTTAAGTTACGATGAAGTATCGTTTTTATTAGACGATCAATTTTCATTTGACGCAGAAATAGATGAGGAAAGAGATATTAAAAGAAAAAAACTTGCTCTTAAAGAGGAAGTCGCAAATGCCAATAAGTTTTTAAATGAAACTAAGGAGAAATATTACAAAGAGGTCAAGTTGGGTTCCAGATTAGCTCCTGAACAGCAAAAAGCTATTGAATTTTTTGACAGATACAATAAAGAGCAACAATCAGCTGAAGAATTATTACAGCAGCAAACAAAACATTTTCAACAAGAAACTGGTAAAGTTTTTAACGAAGAATTTAAAGGTTTTAATTTCAACGTAGGAGACAAGAAATATCGTTTCAATGTAAAAGATGTTAATAAAGTAAAAGAAACTCAAAGTGATTTATTGAATGTTTTCAATAAATATGTTGGTGACAATAAAATGTTACAAGACGCCGGAGGTTATCATAAAGCTTTATTTGCCGCTTCTAATCCTGACAAAATAGCTAATCATTTTTACGAACAAGGCAAAGCTGACGCAATCAAACAGATGAGCGCTGAAGCTAAAAACATCAACATGGACCCTAGAAAAACTTCTAGCGGATATGTTGAGGCTGGTGGAATAAAAGTAAAAGCTATTTCGGGGGACGATAATTCTAAGCTAAAATTTAAACTTAAGAATTATTAACTAACAAAAAAAATTTAAAATGGCGAATAACAATTCATTTGCTGGCCCATTGGCTGGCAGCATTTTAACTCCTTCGGCTCAAAAAATGACAACCTTAGGAAGTTACTTAGACATCCAAAACGATGGATGGGCTAAGCAATATCTACCTGAGCTTTACGAAAGTGAAGTACAGAGATACGGGAACAGAACTATTTCTGGATTCCTTTCACAAATTAGTGCAGAAATGCCAATGTCTTCTGATCAAGTAATTTGGTCTGAGCAAGGTAGACTACACTTAGCTTACAACGGTACAGTAAACTGTACAGATGGTGTTGTAACTGTAATAACTGGAATTGATAGTGGGGCTGCTGAAGCTCACGCTGTAAGAAAAGGAGCTACTGTAGTTGCTGAGATTGCTGGAGCTGCTGGTACAGTAGTTGTAAAAGCTTATTGTACAGCTGGAGTTGAAGCTGCGACTGACACATTAACGTTAAAACCTTATGGAGGAGCTAATTTTGATGATTTAGCCACTTTAGCTGCTGGCGATACAGCTGTAGCTATTAAATTCTTTGTGTACGGTTCTGAATTTAAAAAAGGAACTGCTAGTATGACTGAATCAATAGAGCCTACATTCAAAACTTTCACTAACAAGCCAATGATTATCAAGGATCACTTTGAAATTAACGGTTCTGACACTGCTCAAATTGGGTGGGTACAAGTAAGCGGTGAAGGCGGAGAGTCTGGATACTTATGGTACTTAAAATCTTCTGCTGATACAAAAGCAAGATTTGATGACTATTTAGAAATGATCGCAATTGAATCTGAAAAATCTGATTCAAGTGCTGATGCTGCTATTCCAGATGGTTCTCAAGGATTACTTTCTGCTATTGGCGAAAGAGGAATTGTAGCTACAAATCAATTTGATTCAGGTGCGGTATTATCTGAATTTGATGATGTATTAAAAGAATTAGACAAACAAGGAGCTATCGAAGAAAACATGCTTTTCTTAGACAGAGATGCTAACTTAGTAATCGATGACTTACTTGCAGGTTTAAATCCAAATATTTCTGGAGGTCTTGGATTTGGAGTGTTTAACAACTCTGAAGATATGGCATTAAATTTAGGTTTTTCTGGTTTCAGAAGAGGTTCTTATGACTTCTACAAAACTGACTGGAAATACTTAAATGACAAGTCAACAAGAGGTTCAATCGGTGGATTAAAAGGACTTTTAATTCCTGCTGGAACATCTTCAGTATATGACCAAAACTTAGGAAGCAATGTTAGAAGACCTTTCTTACACGTAAGATATAGAGCTTCTCAAGCTGACGATAGAAAATTAAAATCTTGGGTTACTGGTTCAGTAGGTGGAGCATCTACAATCGGTGATGACAAAATGGAGATTCACTATCT